TTTGGAGCAGAAAATCCTGATGCCAGTCGTGGACAATTTTTTGACTTCGTTGTTTGTGATGAGTATGCACAGATGGATAGCAGAATGTTTGCGGAAGTAATCCGACCAGCTATTTCTGATCGTCTTGGAAAATGTTGTTTTATAGGCACACCACAAGGAATGAACTTGTTTTATGATTTGTTTGAAGAAGCAAAGTCATTACCTGATTGGTACACTTGTATATTCAAAGCGAGTGAAACTGACTTAGTACCAAAAGAAGAATTAGAATCGGCAAGAAAGCTGATGACGGAGGACCAATACCAACAAGAATTTGAATGTTCTTGGACAGCAAATATATCAGGGTCAATTTACGGAAAAATAATTTCTAAAATGGAAGATGATAAAAAAATTTCTCATTATCCATATGATCCTGGTTACCCAGTAGATTGTTATTTTGATTTAGGAATAAGCGATCAAACTGTAATTTTATTTGTGCAACAAATTGGTCGAGCATTGTTCATTGTAGATTGTTATGCCGATAGTAATAAATCGCTGGACTTTTATGCCGATTATATTAAGAAAACAGAATACAATATCCGTAATTATGTTTTTCCGCATGATATAGAGCAGCGAGAACTATCAACTGGACATACAAGAAAAGAATATGCCTACTCGATGGGGATGCGACCAATTAAGGTGTGTCCAAAAATATCGATAGAAGATGGTATTCACGCTGGTCAGATTTTATTAGCAAAAACCTACATTGATAGGTCTAATTGCAAACCTTTCCTGGATGCAATGAAATGGTATCACAGAAAGTGGATAGATAAACAGCGTATATTTTCAAAACCAGTACACGATCATTCCTCGCATTATGCAGATGCGTGGCGAACGTGTGCGGTTGCAATACAAGAATTAGATTTAGACGAAAACAGACGATTAGAAAAATTTGCACAAGGCACAAACTACAACCCCCTAGATATAAGGAATTAAGACAATGGGATTTTTAGCACCAAAACCACCAGCTCCACCGCCAATACCAGATCCACCAGAATTGCCACCAGTAATTAAACAAAACCTAGATCAAACACAAAAGAATAAAATTCGTGAACTAATGAAAGTTAAGAAAAAAGGGTACACCGAAACAATTTTAACTGGAAACCAAGGCGATACAAGTGAAGCTGAAATACAAAAGAAAACATTATTAGGCGGATAGTATGGGAGCAGCAACAAGCACACGTAGTAAAGATAGACAAGAAAGAAGAGATAATTCTAATAAACAACAAGCAAATGAAATTAAAGAAGTTGTTAAAAAAAAATTAGGTCTTGTTGATGGAAAAGCAACAAATTTAACTGGTAAAGATCAGAATATGTATGGATCAGAAGCATCTAAATTTACTAATGATGAAATGGTAAAAAGAGGTTTGTTATCATACAATAAAAATACTGGCGGATATACTAATGTAGTAAACAATGTAATAAAATCTAATTCTAATGTTATTAAGTATGGTTCTACAAATAGTGCAATGGGTAGTGGCGATCCAACTGGTGCAATGACATCAGTACCTATTTCTAGCAAAATGTTAGAACAACAAAATAAAATTAAAGGAATTACAACAGCTGTATTATCTTTAGCAATGCCATCCCCTATAGGAACTGTAATGCGAGCTAGTGCTACAAAAAATTTAGTAAACGCAAGTAATCCTAATGCAGCATACAAAGATTACAAATTAGGTTTTGATGCAAAACAACAAGGTAAAAAATTTACATCAACAAGAAACGAATTAGGAATATTAAAACTAGGTTTATCTAAAGGAAAAGACAAACTAGGAGAAATAATAGGTAATTAATATGGATATAAAAGCATTAAGTAGTCAATTTGCACAGTTAAAAGGTAAACGATTAAACTGGGAAAGTCATTGGCAAGAAATTGCTGATTATGTTTTACCTCGTAGAGCTGATGTAAATATACAACGAACAGCTGGCGATAAACGTACAGAATTTATTTTTGATGGTACAGCTTTGCACGCTGCGGAACTATTATCTTCTTCCTTGCATGGGATGTTAACTAATGCTGCAACACCTTGGTTCAGTATGCGTTTTAAAAACGAAAGTCTTGCCATGGATGAGGAAAGTCAGGAATGGTTAGAAGCTAGTACCCAAACAATGTATATTGCTCTTGATAGGTCAAATTTTCAACAAGAAATACATGAATTGTATGTTGATCTTTGTACGTTTGGTACTGCGTGCATGATGATTGAAGAAGATGATGAAAAATTTATTCGTTTTTCTACAAGACACATAAAAGAAATTTATATTTCAGAAAATGATAAAGGATATGTAGATAGTATTCATCGTGAATTTAAAATGACAGCAAGAGCTGCATATTTACGATTTGGCGAAAAATTATCTAAAAGAATTTTAAAAATATACGAAAAAACTCCGTATGATGAAGTAACCATTAACCAATGTGTTAAACCTAACGATCAATCTAATCCATATAAGATGGATAATAAATCAATGCAGTATGTGTCGATTTATTATGACAATGAAGATCAAAAAATAATTACTATATCTGGTTTTAACGAATTTCCTTTTGTTATTCCTAGATGGTTAAAGTCATCAAGCGAAGTATATGGTCGTTCTCCTAGCATGACAGCGTTACCTGACATTAAAATGTTAAATAAAATGTCAGAAACAACGATAAAAGCTGCTCAAAAGATGGTTGATCCACCATTATTAGTACCTGATGATAGTTTTGTTTTACCAGTTAGAACACAGCCAGGAGGGTTAAATTATTACCGATCTGGCACAAGAGATAGGATTGAACCATTAAATATAGGTGCAAACACACCAGTTGGGTTAAATTTAGAAGAACAACGAAGAACAGCAATACGCCAAGCATACTTTGTGGACCAATTATTAATGTCGCAAGATGTACGAATGACAGCTACAGAAGTAATGCAGCGTAATGAGGAAAAAATGAGATTGTTGTCGCCAGTATTAGGCAGACTACAAGCAGAAATGTTACAACCTTTAATTACACGATGCTTTAATATTCTTCTTCGTAAAAATTTATTACCTGAACCACCAGAATCTTTACAAGGTCAAGCTGTTGATATTGAGTATGTATCGCCATTAGCAAGATCACAAAAAACTGGCGATGTTCAAGCAATACTACGTTCACTAGAAATTATTTCTCCATTGGCACAAATGATGCCAGTTATGGATTACCTAGATTCTGATAAACTTGTTAAACATATTACAGATGTATTAGGTGTTCCGAGAAAAATTTTACGATCTGACCAAGAAGTTGCGAGCATAAGACAACAACAAGCGGAAGCTCAACAGCAACAAGCACAAATGGATCAAGCATCACAGATGGCGGAAGCTGGAGGAAAGGCAGCACCGCTATTAAAGGAACTTAATGCTGGATAAACAAGAAAAATTTTTAAAAGAATTACGACAAGCATATCAAATAACCTTTAACACTAAAGAGGGTGCATTAGTTTTAGCTGATTTAGAAAGCAGAACTGGAATACATAATTCTACCTTTGATGTTGATCCGTATAAATCGGCAAACTTAGAGGGGATGCGAGCAGTTACTTTGTGGATTAAAACAATGTTAAAACCACAACCAACGGAGAAAAAATAAATGGAAGAACAGACAACTGCACCAGAAGTGCAATCTGAAACAACAACAACTNAANCAGCACCAGTAGAAACACAATCTTTTGTTGATACGTTGCCAGAAGATATACGAGCAGAGTCATCGTTACAAAATTTTACAGATGCTGGACAACTAGCAAAAAGTTATATTCATGCACAACGTATGGTTGGTGCAGATAAAATGCCAGTGCCTACAAAAAATTTTACGGATGATGATTGGAAAGAAACATTTACAAAATTAGGTGTACCTGTTTCGCCAGAAAAATATGATGTTAATTATAATTTACAAGAAGGTGCAAACGACCAACCTGTAAAAGATTTTATTTCCCACGCACATACACTTGGATTGTTACCACAACAATTACAAGGAGTGTTAGACTATTATGGAAATTTAGAACAAACATCATTAGATAATGCACAAAAAGATCAAGAACTAAATCGTGTTAATAATGAAACATCATTACGCAAAGAATTTGGTTTAGCTTTTGATACAAAAGTTAATGCAGCAAATAATATGTTTAAAAATTTTTTTGCCGAAGAATTGGCAGAAGTAAAATTACAAGACGGAACTTCTATTGGTAATCATCCAGGTTTTATTAAAGCATTGGCATCAATGTCAGAAAAAATTAGTGAAGATACTATTAGTGCTGGTCAAGAAAGTGCGGGTGGTTTACTCACTCCACAAGAAGCACAAAAAGAAGTGACAAAAATCATGGCAGATACAAAACATCCTTATTGGTTAAAAGATCATCCAGGACATAGTACCGCTGTTAAAGAAATGGCAGATTTGCATAACATGATACATCCGAATTTATAAGGGTAGTGCATAAGCATCCTTATTGACCATCTGAATAGTAGAGCAACTAACAGTTGTAAAATGTAGATAAACCTACTTGGTAGATAATTTATCAAAATTTAACCAAAACTATGAAAGGAAATATTGTTATGTCAGTAAATGTAACAACTTCTTTTGTGGAGCAATATTCCGCTAATGTTCAGATGTTATCCCAACAAATGGGATCAAAACTTAGATCAGCAGTAGATGTCGAATCAATAAGAGGTAAACAATCTTTTTTTGAGCAAATCGGCAAAACTACAGCTCAACTAAGAACATCAAGACACGGATCAACTCCACAAATTGATATGCCACATAGTCGTAGAGCTTTGACTACTGCGACCTATGAGTGGGCAGACTTGATTGATGATGCGGATAAAATCCGTATGTTGATCGATCCAACTTCTTCTTATGCTAAAGCAGCTGCGGCAGCAATGGGGAGAGCAATGGATTCAGTAATTATTGCGGCAGCTTTAGGTGCAGCCAAAACTGGTGTATCTGGAGGAACGTCAACCGATCTACCTTCTACTCAAAAAATAGTACATGGTAGTGCAGGTTTAACTGTTGCTAAATTACTATCCGCAAAAAAAATCTTAGACGAAAATGATGTAGATCCATCTGTAAAAAGATACTGTGTAGTATCTCCAGAACAGATTGAAGATCTGCTTAATTTAACTGAGGTGAAGAGTTCTGACTTTAATACTGTTAAAGCTCTTGCCCAAGGTGATATT